TTTGTCGTCTGATTTCCATTCAAAATAATACTTTGTAGGATTTGAACTTTGTGTCTGAAATTCTGCTTGTCTGCTCATTTGATTAAAATTTAATTGTTATACTTGATTTTCTTGGTGTTGTCGATACTTTCGGAACTTCGTTCCCGTATGCATCAAATACGTCAATTCTTTGTGCTAATTTTAAAAGTTCTTCACGTTCTTTTAATTGTTTCTTAAATTCTTGATAAACGATGTCATCGTCGTAATTAATAACGAATCCGCCTTGAACTGGATTGAACTCGACATTGTTCAATGTGGTTTTTTCTGTCAATGTAATTTGTTCACGAAGTTGTGAATCCATTGCATTAATGGTTTCTTTAATCTTTGCGACTTTTGTCCAAAATTCAATTTTGTCAATTTCGCCATTCTGAAGAACTTCATTCACGATTTCTTTTCCTCGTGAAATGTAATCTTTTTTTCCGAAATGAATCGGAAAAGATTCTTGTTCTTGCATTAATTCAAAAAGTTGTTTGCTCATAATTATTTAGTTTTAAATGTTTCGTTATAGTATTGTTGTCCTGGTACTTCTAATTTATATTTGTCAGCTGTTTCATAAGCATCAATAATCTGTTGTTTTTCCATTTCTTTGGCTTTTTCAAATAAATTTGGTAAAAAATCTTTATGAATTTGTATTTTATGAATTATCATATTATAAGAAGCATCACTATATGCTTTTTCTATATATTCTACTGCTGTTTGTTTCATTTTAATTTGATTTTAAATTGTTATTGTTATCGTTTTTATTTATTTCGTAAATGGTATAAATTACAAGCGCAATTGTGATCCATATTTTCAAACTTAAATTTTCAGTGTGCAATGCTATAAAAGCAAATAATAAAATAGTAAATGTTTTCATAATTTTAGTTATTAAAAAAAGTATTAATTTTTTCGATGTTCAATTCCAAATCAAATATTTGATTTAAATAAAAACAATCTTTTAAAGTTAATTCAGTCCAAGAAATTTTTTCGTCTAATGACTGAAGTAAAAAATTTGACATTTCTGTTTTGTCATTTAAAAGAATCATTCTATTTTCTAATGACATTTTTTGTGATAATTTTTTCATAATGTTGTTTTTATTTTATTTAATTTATTTACAAATTTTTGATAGTCTTCAATAATATCAAATGTGGTGTCTTTTAAATATAATCTAATGCATTTTGAATCTCTTAATTCTTGAAATGCTTCTAACAATGTAATATCAAAACTTTTTTTAAGTCCATTTGATAAAACAACTTCTAAAAAATAAATAAACATAATTAATAATTTATGTGAATTAAACCATAAACATTTTTGCAAATTGTATTTTTTGCTTTTTTACTTCTTTCAGTTGTTTGCTCTAACATTTCAGAAATAAAATTGTTTTCTTCAATGATTGCTAATTTAACCGCTTCTAATACTTCAACTCCGTTTTGTATTAAGATAATTGCTCTTTCTTCGATTTATTTTGATAACATAATATTTTTTTTTAGTTGTTATTTCTTTGACAAATATAAGACGTTTTTTATTAATACAAAATAAATTATTAAAAAAGATGAAAAAAAACGATAATTTATAATGATTCTAAATAAGAACAATTAAAAAATATGCGTCAATCTGGCAATTTGTCCGAAGTTTTTATGGTGTAAAAATCCCTCAATCGCTTTTGGTGCGTGTTGATACCCGTTTCGGTGATGCCAAGAATCGGTTCCACTTGGTGAACGAAGACTTTCAATCGTGCAACCGATAAAATCTTTTGCAATTTTATGGTGAACGTGGTGTGTGTAAATATATCGGTGCTTTGAATTTGTCCAGTCTTTTGATTCTGAAGCCATAAGCAAAGGTAAATTTTCTAATTTTGCGCCGTCGCCGTGAGTAGAACCAATAAGATTGTCGTAATATTTGTAATATTTACGATGCGAAATTGACACGTCAAACGTTATATTGATACAATCTTTGAAATATGATTGAATAACTTGAGCCAGGAAAAATCCGTTTGTGTAGTCGTGATTTGATGGATTGAAAACAAAGTGAACGTCTGCAACTGGTATCAACATTTTTAAAACATCGACATATAATTGCTTTGCAATCATAAAATTTTCATACCACATTCCGTCTGTGTCTTGCGGTGTTCCGCTTGTTGTAGTTCGTTTTGGATTGTCAATGTGTAAAATGTCATTTCCGCCAATAAAAACAATTTTGTCAATATTAAAACCAGAAGATTTGTCAAGAATACCTTTGACACCTTCCAAAGTTCTTTGAACCGCAATGTTTTGATTATATTTTTCGCCCGTTTCCCACTCGTTGCAAAGTTTTCCAATATGAATGTCGGCTGGACTTAAAACAAGACAATGTCCGTCTTTAATATACGACCTTTCAAATACTGGAAATATAGGTGTGAATTTTTGCAAGTCTTCAATCAACGCATCGGCTAATTGTTTAAATTCTTTTTCTTCGGGTTTTTCAAATAACGGGTTTGTAACACGAACAGATTCCGTTTTTGTCTTCAACCATAACATTGGCGCAGTTGTTGGATCAACTCCAACGTTTTGACACGCTTCAATAATACCTTTTGAATTGATTTGTCTTCGAATGTAAAAACGCAAAGTGTCTTTTTCAGTACTCGACAATTTTAAATCGTGTTTTTTTACAATTAAATTTAAATTATCAATGTGATTTAAACTAAAATCAATGTCATTGTAGTAGATTTTTGAATCCATAAGTGAATTTTAATTGTCGAAATATACAACTTTTTATTTAGTTTTCCACAAATTATAAGAAAATAAAATTGCAAAGTGCGGTTTTTCTGTAAATGGTACGTTCATTTGAAGTGCAAAATTGATTTTTGAAGTACCAAAATTTAAGTTTGTGAACAAATAAGGTGTATTTAAAAACCAGGAACCACCAACATTTTGCGAAAATCTGTATTTGTCAATCAATAATTTTCTTTGATTATCAATAATATTGTTTTGTTCGATTTGTTTTAGTTCAAATAAACCAATTAAATCACTTTGTTTTTTTACTTGGTCTTTGCAAGCGTCAAACTGAAGTAATTCTTTTACAATATTTCTTGCGTAATCAATTGGAATTTTTATTATTGTATCTTTTTGCGAAAAACTTTTCGATGTCATCACGTTGAATAGTATCAACAAAATCAATTTTAACTTCTTCATATTTTATAATATTCGATTTTGTCTGAATTATTTCTTTTTCAATTGAATCAATTTTCTTTTCGCTTTGAATGATGTCGTTTTCTTGCGTTTTGCGACTACTTCTAAATAATAACAATAAAACTATTACAATAATATAAATAATGTCCCTATATTGAAAAATAATAGTTCGATTCGTCTTGACGACGTTTGACAAGTCCAGATAAAACTTTGCCATTTGCTTTTGTCCATTTTCTAAATTCATTTTCAATTTGTTTGTCGTTTGGATTTGCATTTACTATTCTTAATAATGTAGATTTTTTAAAGTTTGCAACACCTACATTGTAAGCAAAAGAAACCAACGCATTGAATTGTCTTTGATTTAAGTCAGAAACAACGCTTTGCGACACGGCTTTTGCGAATCGGTCAGCAATTTCTTTGAACATTTCAAATGCACGTTCTTTTGTAATTGGTTTGTCTAACAATGTAACACGTTTTCCGTCTTCATAATAGGTGTTACCATATCCAATTGTCGGAACTTTCGCTGGACACAAATAAGGCTTTAAAACAAGTCCTTCGTGTTTTGTTATAAGTTGATATCCTTCATTATTCAATTTCATTCTTTATGTATTTAGCACGTTGAATTGTGGTTTTTAAAAGTTTCCAAATATTCACATTGAATGCAACTTCGAAATTTTCTTTTATTGAAGTCATTTCAATAAATATCAAAATTATTGCAACTACTTTTGTAAAAAAATTATCTATTTCAAACCATATCTTGAAAAACTCGCCAAGCAAAAATTTGTCCATTGCAAACAATAGTAAAATTGCCATTTCGTAAAGAACAAATTTTGACACAATGTTTGACATTCGTCTTGACGTGATTTCTTCTTTGATTCTAATTGCTTTAAAAATACCAAATATTGTGTCAAGTGCAATTGCAATACCGACCGCAATAAGAAGTCCTTTTATTGGTGCAAAAAAAAGAAAAAAAGAAACAAGAATATAATTTAAAATAGATTTCATTTTTTATTCAGATTTTTCTTCCGTTTCTGGTGTTAATGTTTCAATCGCTTGTGCAACGTGAACCGCGTCGGCTAATGCCAACAATCCAGCTTTTTGCGCTAAATGTGCGACTTGTACTAAAATTTCAATTGCTTGTTTGGTTTCCATAATTTTAAAGTTTATTTATTAATTAATTAGTTTTCGAATGGTGGTTGTAAAGTTACGTTAATTGGATTGATTAACAAATCAATTTGTGCATTTAAATTTTCATTCATTGCATCAACGTCTAATTCAGAAACTAACCAGCCAACAACTTGGTCTTTTGTTAATTCTTCATAAGGTGTAAATTCTTCACCAGTTGGCAAAGGCATTGAAGTTGCACCATAAGTTTCAGCGTTGAAACCTTCTTTTTCTGCATTGTATCGCCAATGTATTGTTATAACAACATCGTTTAAATCGTTATCTTTTTTTAAGCATTCCATCGCTGAAATTGTCCAATTGTAATTTGTCATTTTTTTATTTATTTAGTTATTAATTTATATGTAAAGTAAAGATTTCCAACCACCACTATTTGTGAAAACATTTATAGTTTGTGTATCTGTATTATAAATTATCAATCCGTCTGCTGGACCACCTATTGAATCCCTTTCACCAGTTGTCATTGTAGGCGGCAAAAAGCCTTTTGAATTTGAACGCAAATGAAGTATTGAACTTGCATCTGGTGTTGAAATTCCAATTCCAACATTTCCACTTGAATTTATTACCATTCTTGTTGATGTTCCACCAGTTGCAAATTCAAGATTTCCAAAATTATCGCCAACATTATAGTTTGAGCCAATAAAAGCCAAAACTGAATTTGAACTATTTGCCCATTCAATTGTACCATTTATTGAACTTATATCTGTTGTTTGCAATCTTAAAACTGGTGCTGAAACCGCTGGTCTTGATATATGTAATGCTTTTAAAGGATTTGTCGTTCCAATACCAACGTTACCACTTGAAGTGATACGCATTCTTTCGGAAGCGTTTGTTGTAAATATCATAGGAACCGCAGTCGCACCATATATTGAAACTTGTGTTGAACTATCTGCCGAAATTCTTAATGCACTCGTTCCGTTGTTTTGTAAATCAATTAAACCACCGCTTGTTGCATTGTTTAAAGTTAGTGTTGTGTAACCGCTATAATTTGAAGGACTTGTCGTTCCAATACCAAAGTTACCGTTTTGTTTTATAATTGTATTTTGAGAATAGCCAATAATTACATCGTCATTTGCTTTTAATAAAGTATTTCCGCCAGACGTAAATTCCAAAAAACTATCGCTAAATATATTTCCACCAATTTTTCCGTTTACTGAAAATTTATGCGGACCAGAAGTTGCGCCAATAATTACGTTTCCACTTGAATCAATTCGCATTCTTTCAGTGTTGTTAGTCATCAAATAATAATCTATATTTGAAATAGTTCCGCTATAACCTCTATTTTGATTTGAACCACCAACACTTGAGCCACCAATACCAATAACAACTTGATTTGAAGCATCATTTTGAATTAAAACTCCGTTGTATGCACCACTATTTGAATTTGTTAATTTTAAAGCGTCTGAAATTGGACTTGATATTTGAACTTGTCCACTTGAAGTGATACGAAATCTTTCAGCACCATTTGTGTAAAGTGTATAATTTAATGCGCTATCAGTATAAACACCAAATTCATCATTTGTTCCAGATAAAAATCTTGTAATATTTGCACCTGGTCTTGTTTGGACTAATTCACTTGAAGTATTTGTTGAACCACTAATTTGTAAAGACCTATTAGTTCCAGACCAAATACCATTTGGCGAAGTCGTTCCAATTCCAACGTTTCCACCGTTTAAATAAGAGTTTCCGTTTGAATTAATTTGAACTTTTTTAACTTCTCCACTATCTTTTAAATCTAATTGTCCGTTAAAATTATTTATCCAAATTTTTATACGTTCTCTTGTTATGTTTCCGTCTGGGTGAAATAAAACAGAAATACCCTCAACATTAGCGGATGCTGTTGTTGGTGCAATAACTAAATTACCAGTTATCGGACTTGTTGTTCCAATTCCGACATTTGTTCCGTTGTCAAAAATCTGACTATTTTCAATACCATCTGATCCGTTGAATTTTGGAATATAGTCATCTGTTCCACTTCCACTTATTTTTGTTGTTTCAAGTTCGTCGAAGTTGTCGTTGCATTTTATGAAAGCATCACGAATTGGATCACCATTTCCGTCATTTGGACTTGTTCCAACATTTATAATTTCAATTGCCATAATTGGTTTTTATATTTTAATTATTTATTTTTTTTATTTCAATTTCAACAATTAAGTCATGTGAACAAAAATCGGATTGTTGTCTTCAAGTTCCGTTTCAAATTTACAATAAATATGACAATTACCAACGTTGAAATTGAAAACCTCATCACCTAAAATCACCGTCTTATAAAGTACAAAATGCACATTGTCAACACTAATATAGAAATCTATAAATTGCTTGTAACCTTTCAATCCTTTGCACACAATTGTATGCAATCCATTAATTGTTTTTTTCGCTGACGTTGTTGTTGTGGTTACTCCGTTTAATAGTGTTTGCATTTTTTAAAAATAGTTTTAGTTTTTTGATGTTTTCTTCAGTTCTTTTATCTACTTTTCGCATTTTTAATATGGATTTTGTAAGTACCATTTTCCACAAACTAACTTTGATTTAATTGGATTTACAATATTGTTTGAATTTGAAACATATTCTGGCAAATGAAATTTACAAAGCCAACGTTCCAAACGTGATTCGTACATTTCCATTTTTAAACGTTGTTGATTCACTAAATAATCAACCTCAACTTTGTCAACTGAAGTTGAATCCGCTGGATTGTGCTTTGTGATTCCGCCATTATTTATTTGATATGCACCAAACAACAAATATTCCATTGCCGATCCGTGAATGATATAAGGAACTAAATAATTTTCGTACAAAGTTAAATATTCATCAACCAAATCGTCGTTTTCAAAGTCTTCGCAAATTTTATTGTAAAGTGTTTCGCCAAGAATTTCTTCAACTCTAATGCGTTGAAAGTCTGCAATCGCTAAAACGTATTTGTCAACGTCAATATTGCCACCCAAAGGGGTGTTTTTTGTCAGTTCGTTTTCTTTTAAAAGTATTGTTGTCATCTTATTTTCTATAATTTGGATCTAACGACCAATAATTGTTTGACGATTCAGCAACTTGCGCCACCTCAATTGGATTTGTTTCAAGTCTTGCACCAGCGCGTTCGCTTGGTTCTAATTCATTTATTATTCTTATTGCTTCATTTACTGAAATTGATTTGTTGTTTCTTTTTAAGTAAATTTTTCGTGTCCAAAAATGTGAACAATTGACACCGCCTTTGTATAAAAATAAATTGTAAGTGTCTGCACCACCTGGACCAAAACCAGGATTGATTGCTGGATTTTGACTTGCAAACAAAATGTCTTCTTTTCTGTAAACTTTTGATGCACTCACCATTTTATTGCAAAATTCACGTGAATTTCCGCTTGTTCTTAATGGTGCGTATTGATAGCGAATTTTAAACAAGTCATTGTCTTGTTCGCTTGTTACGTTTGGAAACGATGTCGGAACACTTGCCAATTTTAAAGTCAATTCCGTAATTTGTGGAATTTCATCTTGTTTGCGTTCGTCAATTACTTCGTAATTTTCCAAGTCTTCGTCTTCGCCTAATTCAATCAAACTTTCAGCAATTTGATTCAGAATCATTTCTTCGTCTTCGTTTGTTTTTTCTTTTGAACAACAAATTTGTTGTGATAATTGTGTTATTGGTGCAACTTGACTTGTGAACATTGCTTGTGCAACTTCAGCTGGTAATGATAAGAATTGAACCAAGAAAACAATCGCTTGTTCTTGTGTCAAAATTCCTTCTTTTACTTTTGCAATTATGTCAATCGCACTTGAAATTTGATTTTCATTATACGAAAGATTTGTTTCAATAACTTCAGATTGAACATTGTCTTGTGAAACAACGTCAGATGCACGTAATGAAATAAAAGACAAATCAATTGAAACGTTTTGACTTGCATAAATTTCCATTAAATTATCAAGAATGATTTCTTGTTTTGGTCGAATTACATTTATCATTAATTCTTGAAATGCAACTTCTAATTCGTCAGCATTTGAAGAAAATCCACTTGATGCACCAACTCCAACAATTAAACCAGACGTCAATTTGTGTGATGTCATAATTTGTTGACGTGATTCAGCACTTAAAAATTGGTATTGTTGGTGTGCGTCGCTAACTTCAAGCGGTGTGATTGTAATTTCTGAATCTTTATTGTCGTTCCAATTTAAAAAGAATTTTCCAGCATTACCAGAACCAGTCAAATGATTTTTGATTTGTTGCGTGTTTTGTTGAATTTCTTCTTCAGACAATTGCACACCCGTATTCATATTTATAACGTGTCCGAATGACAATCCGTTTTGAATGTGATTGATACAATAGTTTGCAATTTCCGATTCCATCATTGAATATGGAAGTCCCGAAATATATGAAGGGTTTTTATAATAAAATTGTCCAACTTGATAATCTGAAATAATAAAAATTTCACTTCGTTCACCTTTTGTCGGTTCACCATATCCGAACGCATCGATTCGTGTTGGTTTGTATTTGTTTACATTTCTAAAATCATACGAAAAATAATATCCACTAATTTCGCCGTCTTCGTTTGCGATTTCTGGTGCAATACATTGTTTTGCAATATGATATATTTTTTGCAATTTATTGTCAATATATTTCAATTCCAAAGACGCTTCACCAAACATTTCAAAATCTTTACAAACTTTTCGCAAGTCTGACTTTGAAAGTGTTGACATAACGTAAGCCCAATTCGATGCTTTTGAAACTTTGTCTTTTGATGTCAATCCTTTTCCGTAAATGAATTGCGAATATGAATCAATTATTGCTGAATTTGTAGGCGATCCGTTGTAAGCGTCAATAATATCATAATAAAATTGATTCTTGTCGCCATTTAAAACCCACTTTTTACCAGAAACTTCTTTGATTTCTGGTCGATTGTAGTTTGCTAATTGAAATATTTGTATTTTATTTTCCATTTTATACTTTTAAAACTCCTTTTGTTAGTTTGTAATTTTCCAAATCTGTTTGCGATGTTGCATAAGATTTGCCACGATACAATAATTCGTCAGTAATTGAATCAAATATTTCGATTTCTGAACTTTCGCCCTCAACAAATGTCTTCACAAATTCCAAAATCATATAAGAATTGTAATTTATTGACTCAATTTCGAATGTTTCTGTTGTATCTTTTAATTCATTGCGTAATTTTAAGGTTACAAATTCCGAATTTAATCTTGGAATGCAACGCAATGAATGAATTTCGTCTGTTGGATTGAATACTACCATACTAAAATAACAATTTAATTTGTTTTTGTAACACAAAAAAACGCATTACAAATGAATGCAATGCGTTTTTCAACAATTAAAATCCGATTTTTATGAAACCACCACGTCAGATACTAATAATTTTAATGCAGTTTTCATTGCTGAATCCAAGAATGGTGAATTGTCTTTTTCTTCAGCGTTGATTGCTAAAGTAAAGCCCGACAAGTCGCCAGAGGCTCCGCCCGTTACTTTTGTCATATTCGACATAGTACCATTTAAAGCACCTACAAGAACAATGTTTCCGTTGTAGTCTTCAACAAAAACGCTTGGTCTTCCAGCACAAATCAATTGTGCTTGTGCTTGTAAATCCGCTGACAATTTTGGCAATGTAACCGCCAACGCTTGAGCAACAAAGAATGTTCCGTTGTCTTCCGAAGAAGTTCCAGTTTCAGTCAATGTGTTTGTTGTTGCTTTTACTTCATATTTGAAAACTTCGTCTAAAGTTCCCAATGATGTAACTTGATGCGATGCAATTACGAATGCAAAATCTTCAGCAGTTCCGTTTGCGAAATAAATTGATTTGATTCCGCCTTTTTGATCCTTGCAATTAAGCAATTTTCCTTTTGAAACTAAACAAGACATATATTTTTTATTTAAAATTAGTTAATAAACCGACACTTTTTCAAATGTCGGTTTTTATTTTTTGTGAATTAGTCTTCGTAAGTTAACCAAACGATTTCACTTGGATTGTAATATCCAACTCCAGCCGCATAAACAACTTTCCCACGAACTTTTCCAGTTAATAAACCGATTTCGTCTTCATCTACTAAAGTAAATGTGTTGTAGTCAGCAAGTAAACCAGTTCCGAAAACAAGATTTTTTCTTTCGAAAACCGCAACCGTGTTGTCTGGTAATCCGTTTACAACCTCGATTGCATAACGACCAATTGATAATGCGAAATCTGTATTTCCTAATCCGTTAGTTACACCCGCAGTTGCTAATTTGAAAGCATACATTTGTGCAACGTCTGGTGAAACCGCAACAACTAATTCTTTACGTCTTAATGCGTAAGGAACCGCATTCAATGCTGGTTTTAAATAAGAATCTAAAACGTTTGATTCAGATACAACCGCACTTGGATTTGTCAATCCGTTACCGCCTTTGATAATGTCAGCGTCAGCCGCCCATAATGTGATGAATCCGTCAAATTCGTCAGCGTTTGCGTCAGAACCTTGCCAAATGTCAGTTTCTAATTTTTCAGCCATAGCGCCTAAAACTTCCATTTGAATTGCTTCCATTATGTCAGCTGGTGCGTTTGGATTTGATGCGTTTGCACCCATAATTCCGTCAGACCAAGTTGCACGGAAATCTTCCTTGCAAACGTCTAAATCATTTTTGAATTTTTTAGGCTCTAAAGTGTTTTCGTTTAAAACCATTGCACCCGCTGGTGTGAATCCGCAAGAATATGCAGTCGTTCCGTTAGTGTACTGAATTTTTCTTAATGCTAATTTGAAGTTTACGTCTTCAGCGATTGTAACAATGTTCTTTGAAATTGTGTCAATTTCTTTGAATGCTTGACCGATAATTGCACCAGCCGCTTTTCCATTGTAATTTGATGTTACTGTTGTTGTTGTAGCCATTTTTTAGTTGTTTAAATTTTTAACGTTTTTTAAAATTCTTTGTTTTTTTGTTAAATTCACTTCAACAACTTGCGTTGTTTCTGGTGTGAATTTCACTGAAGATTTCACTTCTTTTGAAAGTTTAATTTCTTCGATTTGTTTTGTTAATTCAGTTTTGATTGTTTCAATTTCCGTTCCAACTTGTTTTGAAAATTGCATCATCATTTCTTTGATTAAGTTTGTCAATTTTTCAGTTGCGTCGTCAGACATTTCAACTTCTTCTTCAACAACAACTTCTTCTTCAGTTTCAACTTCTTCTTTCACTTTGATTTCAGCAATGATGCCTTCTTCAACAATTACAAGAATTGTGTTGTCTTCAAGTTCGTGTTCACCAATTGGCGCTGGAATTAAATCCCCATTTTCAGCAACGATAAAAACCGCTTGTCCTGGTTCAAAAGATTCAGCCTCTAAAATTGTAACACCATCAACCAACTTCATTTGAGCCATTTTGATTTCGACTTTTTCAGTCTTGTTCAAAACCGCATCAAATCCAGATTTGATTGCATTTGTAATTTGTTCAGTTAAATTCATATTTGTTTGTGTTAAATTGATTTTTTCCAAATCGAACATTCCATCAATTGAAAATCCTTTCACTTGTCCCGTTTTAACGTAGTCGTTCCAGATTTCTTCGTTATCAACTTTCATAGTTGCATACCAAGTGCCAATAGGTTCGTTCATTCCGTATTGAACTGACTTGTCGTGAACGTCGTCTTCTTTGATCCAAGATTCTACAAAAGTAACACCTTCAATTTCTTTGTCGTGTTCCAATGATGAATTTTGTTGATACGACATTTTGAAAAAGTTTTCCATCGATTTGCGAATCGTTTCTTTTGAAAACTTTATAAAAAATTCGTGTCCATTTTGATTTCTGTATATTTCCAAATCTGGAACTAAAACCGCACCAAGTAAAAGTCTTTTTTCGTTGTCAATAGTTGACAATTTAATTTGCTTTTGTTTACTCAATGCAATGAATTGTGCGTCTGTGGCTGGTGTTTCTACTAAAGAAATGCCAAAAACTCCGTCTGTCTGTCCTTCGTTGAAAATTACTTCGAATGTTTCCATATAATAATAATTAAAATTTGTTATTTTGTTATAAACTTTTATCCAAGTGATGCATTTGAAATGATGTTTCTGTCTAACGATTGAGCAGTTGTAACCGCACCAGAAACAACATACGCTTGTATTGGATTTTGTTGCATTGCGTTGCCTAAACTTGACGCCAATTGATTTGTTCCAGCGTTTCCGACAACATTAAAATTCGGTGCTGAAGTAACTCCAGCCGTTGCACTTGATGAAATCGAAGGCGCTGAAGCACCACCGCCACCGCCTGGAACTTTTACAGATAAAATTGACTTAACGTTTTTTATACCAGATGCAATTGCAAGTCCAGCATTCACCGGTGCAAGAAATGGTCCAACGTAAGGAATTCCAATTGTCGCATCATACGCTTTTTGTGCTGATAAGAATGTTGAAATTGTTGCACTTGCAACGGACATTGCTTTTCCAGCCGCAGTTTCTTTTCCAAGTAATTCAGATGCACCATTCAAAGTTTGAGAAACGGCGTCAAGTGCGTCAATCTTTGCTTTTCCTTCTAATTTGTCAAGCTCAATTCTTGCTTTTACATTCGCATCTTTTGCTTTTGTTCGTTCTTCTTCAGTCTTAAAATCGCCTTCAGTTATGATTGCGTTTTGTTCATCAAGAATTGCACGACGTTCTTCAAAAGTAAGTGTCTGGTCTTCTAATTCTTTTTGCTTGTCTTCAATTTCTTTTGTCGTTTTCTTTTCCGCTTCAATCGCGTCAAGTTCTTCGCTTTTTATTCTGTACTTTTCTAAAATGTCAAAACGTGCTTTTGCTTTTTCTTCTTCAGACAATTTAATATTGTCAAGTTCTTCCAAATCACGTTTCTTTTGTAACTCTAATTTTTCACGATCCGTTTTCGCTTTTAAGTCTTCAAGTTCTTTTGACGCTTTTTCTTCAATAGATTTTAATGCGTCTTTTTGTTTTTGAAGTTCGTCTTTTTCTTTTTGACGTGCTTCTTCATCTTTTTTGTTTTTTTCTTCTTGTCTTTTTTGTGAGTCTTCAGATGCTTTTTTGTCAATTCCGTTTATTTGTAATTGCAAACCAGCCTTGTCATTTTTTAATTTAGCCAAATATTTTTGTTGTTCTTCAACTTGTTTTTTTCCGTCTTCTTCAGTTTTCTTTGGATCGAATGCAAGTTTCGCCAACCAGTCAGCGGATTTTTCAACAAGTTTTGTATCAAGTTTTGTTTCAATTTCAACACCTGGAATTTTATTCATCAAATCAATTATCCCATTTATTGCTTTTGCACCAGCTTTGTATAAAAATTCAAAGGAATTGAAATTGCGTCAAGATAAGATTTCAATAATTTGTAATTTCTTTTTTCGGCTTCAAGTGCTAATTTGTTTGAAACAATTTGATTTTGAATATTGATTTCACCAGCCTTAATTGTTTGGTCCGTTTGTGCAATTTTCATTTGCAAAATCTGTTTTTCAGATTTTCCTTGTAATTTCAAAACATTGTCTTGACTTCCGATTGCGTCAAGTTTTCCTTTTTCAGAATCAAGATTTTTTTGACTTAATGCGTTCAATTGTTTTTGTTCTTCAGACACACCAGAAACCGCTTCTTTGATGTCATCCCAATATGTGTAAATAGCACCTAATGCGATAACAAGTAAACCAATACCAGTAGAACCGATTGCGGCTTTGATTCCGTTGAAAGCATTTATTGCAACCGCTTTCAATTGTTTGAATGCGTCGGCACTTTCACCAAGTTGTTGTAACCCAGTTGATAATGCCATTGCGCTTTGAACTTTTAAAAGTGTTTTTTCAACGTCTTCAGATTGAGCGCCAACAAGCCCCATTGCACCTTGAACCGCTGAAAATCCACCAGCAACACCAGACAATGAAGACGTCAAAGATTTAAACTTCGCATCTGGATTGAATGCGTCTGTCAAAGATTTGGCATCACCGATTGCGTCTTTTAATTCAGACGCTTTTTTTGCGGCATTGACCGCTTCTTGTGATGTCGCACCAAATTTTGCGCTCAATTCATTTACTTCGTTTTGTGCCTCACGAAATTGTTGCTTTAAAGATTTGACCGCCCCTTCGGCTTGTTCGCTTTGTATTTTTACGTCAATTACTTTTTCAATTGCCATTGTCTTGCTTTTTTAATTATTTCTTTTAATGTTTTTGGAAATTGATATTTCCCCTTTGCACTTGCAATGATTTCGTTTTGTTCAAAATCTTGTGCCAATTTCAGTAATTGTTGTAAATTATCCATTTTGTGTAATTACGATTATATCATTGTTATTTGAAATTATACTATAAAATAAATCTGATCCAGTGAAATTTGCTTTTGTTTCAACTTCAACGTAAGAATCAAAATCATTTATTGAAATTATTTGTCCGTTTAAATCTTGTTGAATTGTCCACGTCAAAGGTTCGTTTGATGTCGTGTCAAATCTTAAAGTTTGAGCCGATGAATCAATTATTCTTCCAACTGAATTATTGAAAAGAATATTTCTAAAATCTTGAATCAATTCCATTTGCACTTCAAACGTTTTTAAATTTGTCGTGAATTGATTTATAATATATCTTTTATCACGAATAACGATTCGGTCGTTCAATCTTAAATTCAATAATTCAGAATAAGGAAGTCGCATTGAAACTTTTACCATTCTTGATTTAAGTGAATATAAATTGCTTAAATAATTGAAATAATAATTTTGAAATAAAGTGTTTGTAATTGTGTTCAAATAATACGAACTTATTTCAATGCCCCAATTCAAAGTCTGTTTTGTATTTTGATAGTTTGTATCTTGTCCGAAAACATTATAGTTTGAAATGGTGCTTGTTGTTGTTCCGTTATTGAATTTAAAATCACCACTTGCAACGTTTCCAAGTTTATACAAAATTACTGGTTTTGGTATGTACGTTTGAAACGTTTTATTTATTGAATAGCCTACTTGTAAATTTATATCGTTAAATTTATTAAATAGTAAATTTTCAAAAGGAAGTTTTATTGTATAATCGTTTCCGTCAGTGTTAAATGTATAACTCAAATTTCCATATTCCCTTGCAACATTGTCAAAGAATGCACGATTCATAAAACTTTCAGATTTTTCATATTCGAAATTGATTTTCTTATATGGTTTTATTCTTTCAAATTCCAAATCTGTAATTGTGTATTGTGTCAAGTTTTTGATTTGACCTTGATAATACCAATTTTCAAGTTGTTCCAAAGTGTAAACTGATTCGTTTTCAGAAAAAGCCGTCAAATTAAACATTTTCAAAATTGCTGAAACAAAATCCGACACCTTCATATCTGGAACGTATTGCGTCAAATCAAGTTGTGAATTTGTTGTTCCACTTCCGCCACCAATTATTTGATAATCAATCCATTCAAAGTAACCGAACGGATCGTTCCATTCTTGATAATGTCCTATAATGTCAGAATTATAAGTACAAGAAGAACTTGTTTGAATTGTCAAATAAAAAGTTCCAACTTCATTTGGTAAATTTACATTTATAAAAGTTCCAGTTCCACTTTGATTTGTATAAAATTGATTGTTTTTAAAAATAGAAACAATCCACGTTGAATTTACTGACAATAACGCTTGAAATACAATTGTTCCAAATTCTTGAAGAACTTCATAAGTATTGTTTAATGTGTCAAATGAAATTTGAACACTTGTATCAAATGGTGTTGAAACAATTGTTGAAATATCAACACGAACTGGTGATGAAGACGGAACAAATGCTTCTTTGTTTTTTAGCCACAAAAACGCTTCGGTGAATCTTGATTGCGTCAAGAAATTACCTTGAAATGAAACGTTGTATTTCGATTCGATTGCATCAAATATTCTTGCGATTTTAATTGCTGGAAACAATTCCGTGTATGACATAGGCGTTGCGTTGTTTGAAATGTCCCAGTTTAATAATGTAGAACCGCCACCGCCATATTGCCAAACTTTGCTTGAACTAATCAAAGGAAACGAAACGTCATCGTTGTTTGTTGTTTCAATATTTGTTTCAACGTTTGATCCAGAATATTCAATTGTGTAATCGTTTAAAGTTTCCAAATCTTTCAATTTGTCTTCACGGAATTTGTCAGTCAATGAAGTTAGAACACCATAAAAAGTAAGTTTATAGTTTTCAATTTTGTTTTGTTTTATTGAAGCACTTTCCAATTGCCACTTTCCAACACGAAAAATTTCGTTGTCAATTTCAATAAAACCATCATAACGAATTAATTGATTGAACCCGTTGTCAACTTCGTTTTCGTACCAATGACGAAAAGTTTCATTGTTCTTTTTAGACGCTGGAACCGTAAAACTCTGACTATAATCGGTAAACACTCGACTTAAATCATTTATATTTTGTATGCTTGAATTTAAAGTAATTACTTCGTCATTAAATAAGTCAATAGGAATTGCAACCCTTGAAACAGACGGGACCAATTCGAATGTTCTGTCCGCAGTAATCAACGTACTATCGGCAGTAATCAACGTACTATCGGCAGTGATTCCGATTTGATTGTAAATTGTTGCGTCTTGATATATAAAAAGTTTTACTTCCATTAAATCACGTCGTTTAAAAGATTGAAATTGTATTCAAAATTTATTGTGTAATTAATATTCTTATCTTTCAATTGCGTTTTTTCTTCATTCGAAGTTGATTTACAAACAACTGGAATGTCGTCAAGCAATATGACTTGTGAAACAAGTAAGTCTTGAATCAATTCAGAATAATTTTCATCAACCCAGCCAGTGTTGCAAGTGATTTTTCTTGTTCCGTTGAAATTGAATTGTTTATTCGAACCGACAAATGTATCATAGTTCCAAGATTCGGGCATCAAATTAAATGTCGACGATTTAACTTCGATTGATTTTTGATGCGCTTTGAAAAATGTCAAGAACGACCAACCGCCAAAACGATTAATAAACGAACAAACAATCGGTGTATATTTCGCCTCGCAAATAGATTCAACTTTAAATCTGAATTTTTCCCTTAAAGTAGCACCCAATTTTAAAATTTTATAAGTTCCATTTACTGAATAAGGTATTTTGTAAAGCGAACCAATACTTTCAATTTGAAACAAAGTTTCCGTTGCGTCTTCAAAATACCAGTTCGGACTTTCATCAAGCCACACATTTACATATTCAGTTGTGCCTTCTTGTTTATAAATTTTAATATCTGTATTAAACAATGGAACATTGTCTGTTGTTTCATCTTGATTTGCACCAGCCAAAAATGAAGTGTAACCATCAAAACAAATGAATGTTTCTTCGTCAATTAAAACAAAAACATTTGACGAAGTTTCTTTGTATCTTTTTACTTTTGCAAAGCACCAGTTTTTAAAAGATTCAGTTGCTACAATTGAAGTATAAATCGGATTCTTTTCGTTTATAAATTCAACGCATTTGTTTGAAATATTGTAAACGTTTTCTGTTTGCGTTTCTGAAACAATTTTTTTCGACATTGTATAAGTCGGTGTTGTTGGTTCGGAAATATTTGCGTTCCAAATAAACAATTCAACTTTTGATCCAATTTGTCCAACTTCATTAATTGCTATTGTGTAAGGTGAACGCACAAATATTTTTTTCATTATTGTAATTCTTTTATTAAAAATTTATTTAAGTCTTGTCCGTATGCTTCAAGAATTTCATCTGGTAATGTTTTAAACGCTTCTTCAAATGGTTTGCTAAAAAATTCAGTTGTTTCCAAACCTCGATTGTAAATCGCTGACGAAATCATTGACACCATTTGTTTACGATTTATGAATTGACCTTTTTCGTTTCTTGTATTTGTCAATCCTTTTCGAATTACCCACTTGTCAATCGATGCACGAAGTCCGCCTTTTTTTCCAGTTCCACTTCCAAATTGATATGGCGAATTTGGTGCTTTTGCTGAACTCGTTTTTCCTTTTACACCCTTATCAACAAATGTCCAATAGTCTTCAGCAAAGAAATCAAATTCAATTGAATTTTGATTTTGTTTAAATTCAAAATCTAACGAATCATATAATTTGCCAGACGCATTTTTTCCGTCTTTTTTTAAATTCGATTTCGCTTTTTCAATTACGTAATTTCCAAATTCTTCAAACGTTTTTTTGACTTCTTTTTGTTCCATCTTTTTAACAAACAAAAACATTGTTAGCAATCGCCAAATCTAAAGTCGTTCTCCAGCCGTCAAGTTGATTTGAAAATTTTAAAAGCATCGGTTCGAATTGTGGTTCGTTCAATAGTTCAATATCAAAATCGTTGTTTTGTAATTTCATTTTTGTAACTACATAATTCAAAATTGCGTGGCACGTATTAAGATTGTCAAGTTCGTTGTCATTACCAAGAAACTTGTCTTGAACTTGAACTTTTGAAACGTTTCTAATATCTAATATTGTAACCTCAAAACTAAATACAACCACACCAGGTTGAACACTTGAAGAAATTACGTTTAAGTGCGCCAATGGATAGATATTTTTTTTATCAATATCGATTAAGTCTGGTGTTCCGTGCGTGATTGTGTGAACCAAAGGATTTGATTCAAGCAATTGTTTTAAGTAAGCGACTACGTCGTAAAATTCTTTCATTTTTCAAAATTTGATTTTATTCTTTTTGCTTCTTCAATTTCCGATTCTTTTAAATACAAAAGGAAGGTAAGCGCATTATGGATGTTTGTTGATTCTGCTCGTTCAATGTCAAATATATTTCCTCTTGCAATTTTGACAATTGAATGGTACCAACCCCAGACTTCTTGAAAAGATCCGCCACTTCCAAATTGTCCGTCGTCGTTAGAATCTTTGTTGAATAGTCGAGAATATTGTTCAATAATTCTATTTTTAAACTCCAAAAAAAAACCAGCGAACCGATTACGCAATCCATTTTTATATTGGCAAATTCTTCAGCGAACTTGTCGCCTTGAAACTTTTCAATTTCGTACATATTACCAAACGACTTTGTTATTGGTCTGTACATTGCCGACATTAACTTTGTCCAGTTGTCTTCGTTTCCAATTAACGTGTCAATATATGAAAACGTTCCGATTGATTCTTCGTCTAAGTTTGGAACGAATCCATATTTCACACCATTCAATTTGAATTGTCTGACAAGTGTCGGTTTGTCTTGCAACACTTTTGACAATTGTTCAATAATTTCTTCAAAGTCATACACTGGTATTTGCATAACTTGTTCAATGTTCAAATTGCAAAATATTGACACCATCTGAATTGCAACAAATGTTTCATCGTCTGGATTGTCTTGCAACGTTTTCGAAAACCTTAAATATTGATTCAAGGTGATTTCGCTTAATTGTGTTGGTATCGTGATTCTCATATTAATATAACAAATAAAACCAATATTGTTTTGAAATGTTTTGTTCTAAAATTTGAATTTAATCAATTCCTTATTTAGAATCATTCTAAATAAGCATTATATCTTTATACTATTACTTATTATTTTATTGATTATTCGACCAAATCTTTAAAATAGTATAAAAAAAAGACGCAAACGTGTTAATAAAAGACGCAAATTGTTGATAACAGACGCAAATGAAACGTCATCGTCTAATTGTTTTTATATTATTTATCTTTGTCAAACGTTGGTATTATTGAGTTCTTTAAAATAAGTTAAATTGACTTAGACGCAAAGACGCAAAATTTCAACTTTTTCGTGAGGGCATCAAAAAAGTTCTTATAGTAAATGGTTAATAAGGGATTTCTGTCTTGCGTCATCGTCTTTGCGTCACGGACAAAAAAAAGCAACCGATTAAGGTTGCAATTTATTAAGTGATTTTGAAACGTCGATTGCTATTCTTGAAGTGCATCATTGCGAAATATCGCAAAGCGTCAATTGCGTGATTGAAATCGTCAATTGGTTTGTTCAATTTCTTTCCGGCTTTGTCAGTGTCCCAAGAATACGAACGTAATTCTTTTATAAGATTGACACTTGACTTTGTAACAAGAATGTCTTTGTCTTGCAAAACGCTAATTCCGTACACGATTGAATCTTTTCCTTTTTCAACTGACTTGATATTGAAACCAGCACGTCGAATTTCTTCAATTGATTTTGGTTCTGCTGAATCCGCCCAAATAGGAAGTCGCTTGTCCTGGTTCATTAATCGAATAATGTCTGTATTGAGTAAACCCGTTGCATAGATTCGTTCATCGCAAATGATTTTATCATTCCATTGAAACACCGCAATCAAAGACGATGGATCGTTTGAAAAACCAAAGTCAAGACCGAACCCAAGTAAAGTTGCTTCAGTTGGAATGTTGTCAATGATTTGCCAATTATTAAAGATGACACCTTCAAGCGAACCAAGTTGTCCAAGTCCGTAAACTTTCCACCAGTTTTCCCAATACGATGACGTCTTTGCTTTTTCCCGTGCCTTTTCAATTTCTTTGACAATTGCGTTGTCAAGCGCTTCATTGTCCTTGTAAGTCAAAACAACGAAGTCTGTATCGATGTCATTCATTAATTCAGTATGCACCCAAAATTCGTTTGTTGGATTGTAATCTAAATAAATAAATTTCTTTGTACGAACTGACAATTGCTGGTATGATTCAAAGTCGATGTTGTTGCATTCGTTTACGAATAGAATATCACGTCTTGCACCTCGCAATTTGTCTGGTTGATCCACACTAAAAAATTCAATGTAGGAACCATTCTTGAAACGATACTTTAAATCTGACTTATTGAATTGCGAATCTTTGTACAAATCGCAAAGAATCATAATCTTTTGAAAGTCTTTTATTGCACCACGTTTTAAATGCGGAATTGATTCCGACACGATTGAAATTTCCGACATTGGATTTTCAATCGCATACGAAATTAACAAAGGTATAATCGAAAAAGTTTTCGAAGACGAAGTTCCGCCTTGAACAATTCGAATCCGTTTTCTTAATCTGGCAATTTTACTTTGTGCTGTCGTCGTTTGAAATGACATCGAGTTCTAATTGTTTAAAGATTGGTTTTTCAATGTTGAAGTTGACTTCGGATTCAACTTTTTTCGGAATGAAATATTGCGCGTATTTCGAAAACAAATCCAAGTATTTCGCTGGATCTTTTTCGAGTACATCGGCAAATGCTTGTTGTATGTTTGGAACTTGCGATTCAAGTGTCAAGATAAAAAGTTCCCTTGCTTCAATTGTCATTGCGTGTGTTACACCTTTTGGCTTGAAACCTTTGTGTCCTTTTTGGAATCCTTTTATACCTTTTCCGCTTTGAATTTCTTGTTCTTCTTGTAACATAAATTAAATATAATTATATTTTTACGAATTTTGAAATAATTTATTCAAATCACGAATGATTGCTTTGTGAATGTTTGAACACGATTCGCACACTTCGATTGTAATTCCGAAATATTCTTTGTACAATTCATTTAAAAACGGAACGTGATTTGTGATGTCTGTAATACGATTTTCTAAAACACGATTTCCGCATTCAGACAAGAACACTTCAAATTGTGCTTTGTGTTCGTCTGTCATAATTTTGTTTACTCGCTTGAATGGAAATATTCTATTCAACAAGAATTTTCTTTGTTCGCACCCTTCACAATCGCCAATTACTTTTTTGATTCCAGTTGCTTTTGTTACTTGTTCGACTATGTCCCCAAGTCCTTCGATTTTTTTTCTACGCTTTGCCATAATTTGTTTTTAATTTTTTTTGTTGTGTTGTGTATTGTTTGAATATGGATTCCAGTTTGACGTGAAAGTTCACGTTGTCCAAATTCGGTTGTTAAATCAATTATTTGTTTTTCGTACCAAGATAATTTTTGACGTTCTTTTTCTAAAATTGAAAGTATTTCGTCTTTTTGTTTGTCGTAGTCTTCAGCAAATATTTCGATGTTTGAAAAGTCATCTAATAAAATGGTTTCTTTTTCTTTTTTGATTTCGTTATAAAACTGATTTCGCATAATGAAATAAATATAACATTCATTTATTTGGTCGATTGATTTCCCCGAATTATAGATTCGAATATACATATCTTGAACCAAGTCTTTTGAACGTTCTGGATTCTTGCAAATTTTGTTTGCAAGTTTGATCCATTCATTATGCCGTTTTGCTAATATATCGAGAATCATAAAATTGTTTTAATTTAAGTCTATGCCATTTTGTTTTTTTGCCAGTGTTATGATTCAAGATTGTATCAATTGCATCGATTGCTTTGTATGAAATACCTTCTTCGGTTGCAACAAATTCAAGTTTGAGTCCTTCGATTTCAAAAATTTTTTGATTGACAGAACCGTCTTCATTAATAATACTACTATTCATATAACACTAAAACTTTGAATTGTTCGTTTTCTAATTGTTTGATTCTATGCTTTTGAAGTTCAGATAGTTTCCCGCCTGGTCGTTTTACTTCAATGAAAATCGTTTCGTTATTTTTAAGACACATCAAATCTGGAATGCCGTTTGTGTTTGTCTTAATAAGTTTGACGACAATCCAGCCGTCGTCTTTATACCTCTGAATTATTTTCTTCTGTATGTTTGATTCTAACATTTAGTATTTTGTTTGTGTAATGTTCCAAAATGAATTTGTTCACTTGTTGCCAATATACTCGTTTTTTGATTGAGCAATTTTTTAGAATTTCGTTGATGAAAATTTTGCAAGAAAAGAATGCAACGTCTTCGAGCATTTTATTGACGTCTTCGTTTGCGGTTTCAAATTTGAATTGATTGTAAATTTCAATCGCTTTGTTTTGTGGTATCATAAATATATTTATTAATTAGTTTAAATTTTTGTTTACAAGTCATCTGCTAATTCTTTTATTGCTTCATTAATGCTTTGTTGTTGATACCCTAATTGAATTAGTAAACCAGTAAAAATGTCAAACATTTCGTCTGTTGTGAAATCGTCGTTTTCCGTTTCTACTGTGTATGTATTTCCGTAATGTTTAATTTCTATTTTCATAATTTTTCAATTTCTTGTTTTACTTCTCTATAAAATTTTTCAATAGCCCAATTATTTTCATCACAGTTAGATAATCCTAAATTTAAATCTAATATCTCATCAACTACTATTAATGCACATTGTTTGGCTGTTGGTGTATAAATCACTGAATAGTCAGATAACTTTACTTTATTTAAATTCATATATTTATCTACTAACTCTTCGGCTTTTTCTTTTGGTGTCATAATTTATAATTTTTCAATTTCTTTTATTTCGTTTTTATAATCATTTAACTTTTTATAAATTAAGTATTCAATTTCATTATATTGTTCAAAAGTTAAATCTGTTTGATTTGAAACTTTAAAAAAAATATTAAAATATTCAGTTGCGTTTTCATTTGAAATTATGTGTTCGCTTATTTTCATAATTCTGTTTTAATAAAATGATTCAATGTATAATCTTTTTTTGCAATGACTTGTTTATAAATCTGTCGTTCAATTCCTTTGTCTGAAAAGATCCAATAAATGTCATTCGTTTTTCGTTCCATTGTTGTAAGTCTGTCCCGACTTTGCCAATATGACAATGCGCTGAAATCAATATTATAATAAATCAAAACGTCTGCGTTTTTTAAACTTATACCTTCACGACCAGACACAATTTGTAAACATATATGTTTATACGTTTCATTAAATTCATTCAAGTCAGTTGTCAAGGAATCCTTGAACACTGATTTCAAAGCGTTCAATTCTTGTTGAAACTTATAAAATATTGCAATCTTTTTTCCTTTGAACGTTTCTTTTATGAATTGTGCTTTTGAATCGTCAATGACTTTTGCGTTTCCAGATTCAAAGATAATAGTTCCCGAAGACAATTGATGAATTTTTTGCATTAACTTGACTTTTGTGTCTGCAACAATTTCTTCGTCTTTGCCAATTACAATCAAATCACGTTTTAGTTTATTAATTATGTTGTATGTACTATCTTTTAAGGTACAAATAAGAACGTTTTCATTTACTTTGGTTGAAAAACCAGCATCATTTTGTGTAAATTTAATAAAATATTTTGATACACAAGCATTTATGTCAGAAAATTTTGCATCTGAATAATCTTTTACAATATAGCCGAAGTTTTTTTCTTTGACATTTACATAATCTTTTGCCCAAGAATAAAAGTTTTTATATTGTGCAAATGGTGACTTGTCAGAAACCCAAAATTGATGAAACAATTGCGAATAAGATTCTGGCGAAGGTGTTCCAGACAAAAAAATCATTGGCAAATGTGAAAAGTTTTTCTTAATGAATTTTGCTGAAAGATTCGGCTTTGGAAAAGTTCCGTTTCTATGATGTTCGTCAGATATAATCAAATCGAATTTGCCGTCGATTTTATGCAACGATTCATTATTTATGACAACAAGTTCGTAATTGTAATTTAATGCGCTGAAATCGTCTAAAATTGATTGTATTGCCTTTTTCTTTGTTATAAACAAAACGCGTTTATAATCTTTTGCAATTTTCAAAGCGGTTGCGGTTTTTCCAGTTCGAACTTCCATCGCCAGGTAAACAATTCCGAATTGATTCAGAATCGATTTTCCTTTGATAACGATGTCGTTTTGATAGTCGCGCAAAATCATTTGTTAAATTTTGACTTTAAAATGTTATAGTATACACGATTTACAGATTCTTTGTTGTTTCCGCGATTGTAATTGAATAGCATTATTCGTTTAATTCTTTGTAGTGGTGTCAAAGTTTTCAGTTCTTTTTTTAAGTTCATAAGTTTTTTTCTTTTTTAATATGTTCTACTATTTTTTTTGCTTCACCTTTTTTTAATGGTATAAAAAACAAACCATTATGATAATATTCTAAAATTTCAATAGCATAATCGTCTGTTAATTTTTCTAAATTTTCTGAAATACTTTTATCAACCAATACATTTCCTATTTTTTCTTTTAGTGTCATATCTAATATGTTTTATAAAAAATCAATACTTCTTATTTTTGCACGTGTGAAATCGTCTTTGAAAATATCGATTGCATTTTTGATGTCAATTGCTTGAATTGTGATTTCATAATCTTGACATTCGTCATTCTTTTCAACCCAGTAATAAAATTTAAATTGTTTCATTTGTTTTGTGTTTTGATTAGTTTCTAAAATTTCATCGAAATATATCATTGTTAAAAAAGTTTTTGTTGTGAAACGTGATTTTTAATTCTTTGAATTGCTTTATCAAAATATTCTTTGTCAAGTTCACAAGCCGTCAATTCAAATTTATAATCGTGGCACGCTATTGCAATACTTCCAGAACCAAGATGTGTGTCAAGAATTTTGTCGCCTGGCTTTGCGTATTTGTCAAGAATCCATTTGTATAATGCAACTGGTTTTTGTGTTGGGTGTATTCTACAATATTCTAATGCTTTTGTTTTATTATTTGATACTCTGTTTTGGTCTTTAGCAATACTTCTTTTAAATATTCTCAAACCTCTACCAAATGAACACCAACATAATTCAGCTTGAGCAAAGTGCATTTCTGCTGGTTGTTCTTTATCCCATATAATCCAATCTTTAGTAGGTTTTAAATATTCTGTAAAATAATTTCCTCCCCAAACAAATTGATTTTTTGAAACTCTAAATAATTCATTCCAATATTTTTTATTAGGTATTATATTATCCCATTCTTTTTTACTATAATTAGTTATTTTGTTTATTGTGTTTGGTTGATGATGTATTGTTTTTGATACATTAATTCCATAAGGCGGATCGACTATTGCCAAATCAAAAAAATTATCTGGAAACCTTGACATCAATTGAATGTTGTCTTCGTTTGTTATTGTGATTTTATCTGTTATATTCATAATTAAAATGGTATTTCATTATTGATTTCTGAATCTGTTTTGATATAAAAATATCTACCTATGTGGTCTTTGTCTTTTTCTAATTCGTAATTTTTGAATTTACAATATTCGTGTATCCATTTTAAGAACGTTTTAGACGTCATTAAATTATAATTCTTATATTCAGACGTAAACTTTGAAATAATGTCTGTATTGTAAATTCTGACGTTTTCAAGAAGGTTTCCGTCTTCAATCCAGTCGTAAAAATCTTTGTTTGTACTTTGAATGAATCTTTTTATGTCTGCATTAATTGAAATCGATTCAATCAATCCGTTTTTCAAAAACTTTTGTAAATTCTGAATCATATAATTATCAAACAAAATCCAGTCTTCAGATTGCCAAGAATCAAAAAGCAAACGACCATATTCAGTCAATGGATTTCTTTTTCCGTTGAAGTACTGAAAAAATTCAATTTCGTGTCTTCGTCTGTCGTGTGATGTTCCACTTCCATTAATTACATAATTTGTTGTTATTATAATTTTTGGCGAGCGGTCAAACGGAACGAATATTTCGTCTTTGTTTTTTCTGTTGATTGTAATTCCTTCAGTAATGATTGAAAATAATTGTTCAAATTCAAAGTTCTTTTTCACATCGTCAAACGCCAATACTTGTGTATCAATTGAAACACGTTGATAAATGAAATCACTTTTCTTGGTGTCAAATGATTTCCCGTCAATCTTAACAACTTTTTTAAAATTAGACAAAGCGGAAATCATTAAACTTTTTCCAGAACCCCCGTTCGGATTGTCGTCAATTTCCTGGTCGTTTATTATGATTGCTTTTTGGTCCGTCTTGTCTTTGTAAGAATGAATCAAATATCCAAGTGTGTGTTCTAATGCGTTGATTCTTGTTTCGTCTTTTGCTGAAACTTTTGAAACCATATCTTTAAAATCGTTTTCAACGTTGTCAGATTTTACAAAGTTTCTGTTTATAATTTGATTTTCCCAAATATAGCCATCGACATCGATAAAATCAATCAATTCAACTTTTGATTTTGTAATTCTAACAACACCATTCAAAAACGGAATGAATGCTTCAGACTTTGAATCCTTAATCATTTTTAATTCTATTGATTCCAACATTGTCAAATAATAATCGCTAAACATTTGACTTGATTTTGAACAAAAATTGAAGACTTCGATTTCGTTTCTGTCCAGTAAGTGTTGCAACACGATGTCTTTGATTATATCTGTACTCGATTGATTGACTTTGTTTGATTTAATATGTACAAATGTAGGTTGATTTGAACTTTCTGGGTAATACTTTTTAAAACCTTTTCTTTCAAGCCAATACTTGTATTTTAATGAATCAATCTTTACAGAAATATTTCCTTTTTTGTCTTCATACTTTTGCCAGAAATCTTCGTCTTCGTTTATTTCGTTTATTTCGTCAATTATTTTTTCGTCGATTTTTAAAAAATTTGCGATTTCTGTCTTTGGCATTCCTTTTGACAAATTGTTTTTTATTCTGTCAATCTTATTTTGGTCTTCGAAATATTTTGATGAAGGTGTTGCACGTTTATACGCACTTTGAAATAAAGTTGTCAATTCAAATTCTGAAAAATTACCATAAACAACATTGTTTTGAACGTAGCCAATAGCATAATCGAATTGAACACCAAATTCACAAAGCGCCATTGCAAGAATGAAAAGATTATTATTGCGTTCGCCTTCTTTAAATCCGTATTTTGAATCCCACCATTTCAACAAACGTCTAATGATTTCGTCTTCGTCTTGCAAAGGCAATAATGGTTTCTTTTCATAAACTGAAAATCCTTCGTCTTCGTTTAATTTGTCCCAAATAGTTGCGTTTTCATTTATGTAAACGTCTGGATCATAACTTTCAAAACAAACACGTGAAACGTTTGAATTTTTAAAGTCAAAATAATCGGATTTAAAATATTCGCCAAATGCTTTGAAGTATCTTTTATGATTTTCTTTGTCGCATTTCGGAATTCGAATCAATGCTTTCAATCCGTTTCCGCTTGGTGATTCAAAAACTGAAAAAACATATTCGCATTTCATTAATCTTTTACGTTCTTTTTCTTTTTTGTCTTCAGATTCATATTTGTCAAAGTCAAGAATGCAAAGTCCAGAATGTTCAATCAATGCGTTGTCGTTTCTTGTTGAAAAAGTTCCATTGAATAGAATTGAAATCAATGAATTTTTTAATTGTTTCTTTTCTTCGCATTCTGGCATTGTTCGAATCTGTAAAATCTTATCTTTTGACGCACCATTTTTGATGCGATCCAAAACTTTCACAATGTCCAGGTCAAACGGAACGTCATCTGTTTTGTAAAGTGATTTAAATACTGATATTTTCATTTTAATTGTTTTTTAATTAGACGCAAAGACGCAAAAAAGTCAAAAAAATTTGTGTCGTGTCGTTTTATTTTCGTTGTGGTTCGTTAATAAGAATTTTGCGTCATTGTATTACACGTTGAAATGCTTTGTCAATTTTATTGTTGTCGTGCAAATATACATTTTTGACTTTTAAAAGCCATTCATAAAAATTAGACATTTGCTGAATGTCAGATTTTTTCTTTGATTGATTTAAGATATTTGATTTCATTGTCAATTTCTGTTTTAAGTGTTGGAATGAATGTTGTCGGTATTTTTCCGAATTGAAAAAAAATTGCGTTGTATATTGTTGTAGTTCTTTTTCCAATCTTTTCAATTGCTCGATTTCGAATGTGCGACGGAATCGATTTGTAAGTTTCTGGCTTCATTAAAATTTTAGTTTTGAATTAATATTGTAAAAACTAACTAATTTGTCATAAATGAATTGATTGTCATTTGCTAAAATAAAAAGTTTTTCAAAAAAATCATTGTTTTTTAAATTTATTTTTTGTTTCAATTCATCGTTTTCAAGTTTCAATTCGTCAATTTTATTTTGATATTCTAAAAATTTAAAATCAAATCCTTCATTCAATAGTTTTATTTTATTTTCTATTCGTCGAATATGTGGCAAATGATTTATAATTTTATACAAATTAAGTAAGTGCGAAATTGAACAATGTTTCATATTTATTGTGTCGCCAATACTTTGTAAAGTAAAATTTTGTTGTCTTAAAATATTACAAAAAATCGCTTTGATTTCTACAATTTCACGTCTTCGTGATGGTTTACTTATATCGATTCCAGTAATTGTTGTAATGTCTTTTAAAAGTTTTATGTTTTCCATAATATAAAAAACGATTGACCTATACATCGTGAGGTGATTTTATTAAAAAATGTCTTCAACTGAAACTTCTTCGTCTTCAATTACTTCAATTGATTTTGCCAAATATGAATCAATGTATTTTCTTAATTCATTGTAAGCATTATCGGCTTGAATTGCCTGGTCTGCTGACAAAGTATGTGCGAATTTAAATTCTGGAATCGAATATTCAACTTTTCCTTTTTTCAATTCAATTGCGTTTGAAACTTGAATCCATTCATCACTTAAACGTGAACGTGATTTTTGTGTGAAATCGCCCCAAGATTGAACCGAACTTCCTTTGATGTTTACGTTTGCAATTTCGCCAGATTCTAACATAATGTAAATCGATTTCGTGTAATGACCGCCCATTGCAACAATGGTTTCTTTGATGTCTTTGTAGATACCTTTTACCGATTGATTGCCTTTGAAAAGTCTGACATTGATTTCGTCATTACCGATTGATTTCACTTCGTTAGAATAAACGCCAGATTGATTTTTGTCGTTCCAACCTTTAATTGTGTGAAATTCCATCAAAGTAAGAAACTTAAATGGTAATTCGATTTTTACGTTTTCTTTTTTTTCTTTGTCATAATATGCAAAGGTTTTGTCGTCTGATTTCCATTCAAAATAATACTTTGTAGGATTTGAACTTTGTGTCTGAAATTCTGCTTGTCTGCTCATTTGATTAAAATTTAATTGTTATACTTGATTTTCTTGGTGTTGT